GGAGGAACTTGTTTCTCCAGAAGAAAGGTTCATCGGTAAAACCACAATACTCGGTGCTGGCTACGGTATGGGTGCGGTAAGGTTCCGTGAGCAGTTGAGGACGTTCGGGGTCGATGTAAGTGAAGAAGAGTGCAAAAGAATTATAAGAGTGTACAGAGAAACAAATGGTTCTATCACTGCATTGTGGAGACAGGCGCAAAGTGCATTATCTAATATGTACCAAGGCGAGAATACGGTAATAGGTAAAAAGGGTGTGTTAGGCGTAGTACACCAAGAAAACGCAATACGGTTACCATCCGGTTTACTAATGCGGTATGAAGACCTTAAAGCTAAAGAGGGCGAGAAAGGATTACAGTTTTCTTACAAGACCCGTCGAGGTCGAGTCAACATCTATGGTGGTAAGGTTACCGAGAATGTTTGTCAAGGTATCGCTAGATGCGTTATGGCAGAACAAATGCTACGTATTTCAAAAAGATATAGAGTCCTACTGACAGTACACGATTCTGTGATATGCTGTGTAAGGGACTCAGAAGTAGACGAAGCATCCGCTTATGTCGCTGAGTGCATGCGTTACGTACCAGAATGGGCAGAAGGACTCCCCGTTCGTGGAGACGTGGAAGTAGGTAAAGACTATGGGAACTGTAAAGCATGGGAATCGACACAAAGCCAGCTTGGTCATTCAGTAGTATAAAAACGTTTGACCAATGCCCAAAGAAATACTACCACTTAAAAGTTGCAAAAGATTACAAAGAAGATTTTAACACTGACGCTATTCTATATGGTAACGAGTTTCACACTGCCGCCGAGTTATATATAAGAGGTGATGTGGAGGAGTTAGACCCTAGGTTCGACTACGCTAAAAGCGCGTTAGATAAACTTAAGGGTATGAAAGGTGAGAAGTTGTGTGAACACAGGATGGGGCTTACTTCTAATCTCGATCCTTGCAATTTTTTCGATGGCAACGTGTGGTTCAGAGGTGTTGTTGATTTAGCTATACTAGATAGGGAAACGGGTGTAGCTAAAGTCATAGACTATAAAACTGGTAAGTCTGCTAAGTACGCAGACAAAGGGCAGTTAGAGTTGATGGCATTGGCTATATTTAAACACTTCCCAGAGATACATACAGTCAGGGGTGGGTTGTTGTTTGTAGTATGTAACGCGTTCATAAAAGAGACATACGAGATAAAACAAGAGTCCGAACTTTGGCGTAAATGGTTGACCGAATACGGTAAAATAGAGAAAGCATACGAAAATAATGTATGGAATCCACGTCCTACTGGGTTATGTAGGGCGCATTGCATAATCTTAGAGTGCCCTCACAATGGTAGGCGATAATAAACCAAAGCGTAAAAAGTGTAGGGAATGTAAAAACTTGTTCCCTTTAGCTAACTTCCCAGAAGATAGAGTTATATGCAATATATGTACGCAAGCTAAACGTAAGATAGCAACGTCAAAAGGTTACATCCCCTATATAAAAAGGGTGTACTCTCAAATGAAGTATACGCATACAAATAGGAAAAGTAACAAAGGGCATATAAAAGCGGAGTTTAATATAACCGTAGAAGATTTGGTTAAAGTGTGGGAGAGACAGGAAGGTAGATGTGCACTGTCTGGTATAGTACTTACTCATCATGTTGATGGGAGTGGTAAAAAAGACTTTAACGCTAGTATAGATAGGATAATCCCGCACGATCCGTACAATCAAAACAACGTGCAGTTGGTAGCGTATAGAGTAAACATTATGAAACACGAGCTTACAGAAGATTTGTTTTATTGGTGGATACGAACTATCCACGATAATATGAAATTTAGAGTGGAGAACAACGATGCCTTACAAGAACAAAGCTGATAGACCTAAACAAAAAAACAAACCCGTAGGGAGTAGAGAATTTGAAGCCCGTATGGAACGCCAGCGTGCTAGACGCGCAGTAGATAAGAAGGGTGTAGACAAGAACAAGAACGGCAAGGCTGACAAACGCGAAGGTAAAGACATCAGCCACAAGAAAGCCTTGAGTAAAGGTGGAAGTAACAAAAACGGGTACACAATAGAAAGTAGTAGTAAGAATCGCGCAAGAAACTATAAGAAAAGAAAAACTACTAAAAAGTAGTGTAGAGAGAGAATGATGATATATGAAACGGAAGCTGATCGTGCAAACGAATCAGGGGTTTTCGGCACTATAACTAAAAAGTATAAGTGTACGGTAGAAAGGTGTGAGCAATTGTCTTACGCGGATGGGTATTTACTATATGGAGACGGTTCCCGTGGGGCACTTGTCGAGGTAAAGAAACGTAATAATCCCCACAACCGGTACCCCACTTACATGTTAAGTGCTAACAAGCACCGTAATCTTATCGACATATCTACCCCGCAAAACATACCGGCACTACTGTTTGTAGGGTTTACCGACGGTGTTTATGCGACAAAACTAAAACCCGAATACCCCACTGGAAAAGGTGGTAGGTATGACAGGAATAACCCGTACGATGTAGAGACTTGTGTCTACATCCCTTTAGAAGAGTTTAAACAGATATGAGAGTAGTAGATAACAGAGGTTTACTTCTGAGGGTACGTGACCCTAACAAAATCACAACCGCTATACCCAACAGTAAGAATCTAGGCGATAACAACGTCCTTGTTAAGTGGGGTGTAGATGAGTCCCGAGTACTGCGGAATTTAAATGTACGCGACGTACCATCACCAATATTGGGTAAGTATGACTGGGCTGGTAAATATGAGCCGTTCGACCATCAGAAAACAACCGCTTCCTTCTTAACGATGAACCGTAGAGCGTTCTGCTTTAATGAGCAGGGCACTGGTAAAACAGGTTCAGCTATCTGGGCATCTGACTTTTTAATGAAAGAGAAGTTAATACGCAGAGTACTTGTTATATGCCCACTATCTATTATGGATTCGGCATGGCGTAACGACTTATTTAACTTCGCTATGCACCGCTCAGTAGACATAGCCTATGGTGCCCGTAAGAAACGAGCCGAAATAATTAGTGGCGGTGCTGAATATGTAATCATTAACTATGATGGTGTTGAGATAGTACGGGAAGAAATAATAAATGGTGGGTTCGATTTAATAATTGTCGATGAGGCTAATCATTATAAGAACGCGCAATCCAAACGTTGGAAGACTTTAAACGCTATCCTAACTCCTGATACGTGGTTATGGATGATGACGGGTACACCGGCTGCGCAATCCCCCGTAGACGCATTTGGTATAGCCAAGTTGGTAAACCCAAAATCAGTGCCGAGATTCTTTGGGGCTTTCCGTGAGATGGTTATGTACAAAGTGACTAACTTTAAATGGGCACCCAAAGCTAATGCCACAGACATAGTGTTTAATTGCCTACAACCTGCAATACGTTTTACTAAAGAGCAATGCTTAGACCTACCCGAAATGACATACTCAAAGCGGGAAATAGAATTAAGTCCTCAACAAAAGAAATACTATAAAGAGTTGAAGAATGAAATGGTATCCGTCGCGGCTGGGGAGCAGATAACCGCAGTTAACGCGGCTGTTAACATGAACAAACTATTACAGATTTCCTGTGGTGCTGTGTATACGGATACAGGGGAGACAGTAGAGTTTGATATAAAGAACCGATACAAGGTACTGAAAGAAGTAATCGACGAGTCCAGTCAGAAAGTACTTATATTTGTACCGTTTAGGCACGTTATAGATATATTAGCCGACAAGCTAAACAAAGACGGGGTATCTAACGCAATCATCCGAGGGGATGTATCTGCTGGAAAACGTACTGAGATATTTAAAAAGTTTCAAGACACTGAAGACCCTCAAGTGCTAATCATACAACCACAATCAGCGTCGCATGGTGTAACGCTCACTGCCGCAAATACTATCGTATGGTGGGGGCCAACATCTTCATTAGAAACATACGCACAGGCTAACGCTAGGGTTCACCGTTCGGGACAGAAACATCCATGTACTGTAATTCAATTACAAGGATCGGCAGTAGAGAAACGGATATACGCTCTTCTTGATGGAAGAATAGACGTACATTCAAAAATGATAGATTTATATAACGATATACTTGAAATATAAACTAAACTGCACTATATTACAAAAAACATAAACAAACCAATAATACCAAGGAGTGATGATATGTCTGATACTAAACCAGACTTAAATAAACTTGTCTCCGTGTACCTAAAGATACGGGATAAGAAAGCTGAAATAACCGGTGAACTCAATAGCAAGATAGAGGAACTGGACACCAAATTAAAACTTATAAGTAGTGCCCTGCTAGAACACTGTAAGGAAGGTAATGTCGAATCCGTCCGTACAGAAGCTGGCACCTTCTACCGCTCGACCAGAACTAAGTACTGGACTGGTGACTGGGAGGCTATGAGTAAGTTTATAGTCAAACATGACGCCGTTGACCTAATGGAAAAACGTCTCCATCAGGGTAACATGCGCACATTTTTAGAAGAAAATCCCGAAGTGCTACCGCCGGGGTTAAACGTGGATAGCGAATACACTGTAACCGTAAGGAGAAAAAAATGAACGACGCCTATGTACCTATAGACGACTTAGCAAAACACCTTTGTGTGAAGGTTAGTACCGTAAGATCGTGGGTTCAGAAACGATATATTCCAGAGAACACCTACATAAAGGTTGGGAGTACATACCGTTTCAACATACCTGCTGTAGTAGCTGGCCTGAAAGGGGAAAAAGTTGAGAACTCAATCAGTGACGATATTAAAGATATAGTAGATGAGTTTGAAGATGCCGTAACAGAACCATTAACAGAACAACTAAACTTTGACTTTGATGAGGATGATGACCTATGACTACCGATGTAACTTTATTTGACAGTATGCCTGATGAATATAAAGACCTTCTGGCGCAACTAGAACCTGAGAATACCGGTAGCCCTAGTACCGGCGGTATTAAACGACTAAGTATTCGTGGTGGTGTGTTCCGCAAAGTAGTAAGCGGGCAGGAAGTTGCCGAATTAGAACAGCGTAGCATTAACGTGATTATCGTTAAGACCGCCCCTATTTCTAGAACCTACTACGCTGGTCAGTACGTTGCCGGTCAGAATTCTCCCCCTACCTGTTGGTCAGGTGACACTAGCACTGGGAAGCCTTCGGATGAGGTTGCAGCAAGTGACCGTCAGTCAGCTACTTGTTTTGATTGTCCTCAGAACATAAAAGGTTCTGGCATGGGTGAGAGCCGTGCGTGTAGATATAACCAACGTCTTGCGGTACTTATTGCCGATCAGGATGGTACGGTTAAAAACAATGAGGTATTTCAGCTTATCCTACCAGCCACCAGCGTATTCGGGGACGATAAGAAAAAGCTAGGACTTCAGAGTTATGCGCGATTCTTAAACTCTCAGAAAGCCCCACTTGCATCGGTTATTACAGAGATACGTTTTGATACAGATAGCAGTACGCCTAAACTGTGTTTCAAACCTGTCCGTCCTGTAACACAGGATGAATTGAAGATGACATTAGACCTCCAAAAAGATACAGAAGTACTTAAGTTGGTAACAATGTCAGTAAAACCGAAACAAGATACTAGCGTTCCACAACTAAGTAGTGATAAAGTGGCAACCCCCACCCCGTTATTCCCCCAGCCTGATGCTGAGGAAGAAGATAAGGTGGATGAGCCTATTGAGGAGCCAGTAGTAAAGAAATCTAAAAAGGCGAAGGCTGAATCAGCCCCTCAAGTTGATCTCGCTAGTTTACTGGATGAGTTCGACGATTAATTAAAATTTGGTATGGGCGTCCTAGTGGCGCCCGTATCTCTCAAATACGTGGATGAGATATGGAAACTAAGCAATTTCTCAGTAACGTGTTGAGTGATGAAGGCTATTACTGCGTAGTAGGAATAAAGAATAATAAGACAGTACAAAAATTCTACGACTCGCTAGAATCTCTGGCGGAATCAGCAGTTAACTTAGATACAGAAGGATACGACGCATACTTTGCTTTAGGTACGTTTGTTGAGTGTACTAGCCGAAAGGCCGATAACGTACAACAACTAAAAGCATTGTTTCTCGACCTAGACTGTGGAACAGGTAAGCCATACGCAACCCAACACGATGCTCTTATAGCCCTACGGGGATTCTATAAGAAGTATGACCTCCCAAAACCAACCAGCGTAGTAAACTCTGGACGTGGTATACATGTATATTGGACGTTGACTCGCCCCTACTCTAGAGAGGATTGGCTTCCAGTAGCGGAACGATTAAAAGCGGCTTGTATCGAATACGGAC